ATGAACTTGATGAGCTTCATGATTTAAGTATAACAACTCCAAAAAAAGGTGATACTATAGAGTATGATGGTAGCCTTTGGGTTAATAATGGAATTGTTTATACAGTAGAACTGATTGATGCGCTTACAGTTGATTTTTATGCTCCTTATGATTTAAAGATTAATACAATCAGCAATGTTTTAAATAGTCCTACTATTACAATACTTGATGATGGAACGTCTTATACACTAACAAATACTATTGCCATAGGAAGTAAAATAACAGTTACAGCAAATACAGCAGCAGTTATTAACTTAAACATTGTTAAAGCATAATTATGGACACATATATAAAAGCAGTTTCTTCAAGTGGAAGTAGAAGTACAGCACAGTTGATGAAGACAGGACAAACAACATCTTACAGAACAGGTGATGATGGTGATTTGGAAAGGGGAAGAAATGTAAGTTTTACTACCTTAGCAGAAAATAATGTTTTTGGAAATACAAACAGATTTACCGATGAGTTAGGGACACAAACATATACAAAAAATATTGTAATAGATTGGAGCACTTACAATGGTAGTACGGTTTTAGGGTGGAGAAGAACAACAGGTTCAGGAAATTGGAACGCTTCAATAGATGCAGCTTTATTAGTAAGTATAGCACCTTTTACAAGTGGATGGAGGTTGCCCAATTTTATGGAGTTAATGAGTTTAGTAAATTTTTCAAATGCTAATATGTTAAATTATTCTCCATTTAATATATCAGCTGTAAATTTATGGAGTTCAAATACAACGGCAGGAGCAACGACAGGGGCTTGGTTTTTAAGTCCTGCTGGAAATTCAATAAATACAAATTTTAGCAAAGCAAGTTCATCAAGTTGGATTCCCTGCCGCACTTTCACAGTAACAGGAACAACACTTTCATAACATAAAAAATAATACAATGGCTACATATAAATTTCCACAATTTCAAGTAGAGATTACTACTGACATTATGGAAGTAAATCTAAACACTATATCAGATAAGGCAGTAGATAAACTTTTATCTGTTGACATTAAGTTAATTGCTAATGATGCTACATTTGGATTAAGAGCAGAAGATATGCCTTATGTAGATACTTGGGAAGATACAGATGTACCTAACATGGTAAACAATTGGTTAAATCAATTTGCAGTTTAATAATGGGAGTTTACATTAAAAGCAGAGCAGGTACACCAGCATTTGATTCTGATGCAGAAACTTTTATAACTGCTGCAGGAATAACAAATGATATTCAAAAAACAGCTATAAACTTTTTAGTTGTTTATACTAAAATCATTGGAGTGTGGACTAAACTATCTGCTTTATATCCTTTTGTTGGTGGTACTGCATCAAGCCACAAATGGAACTTAAAAACTCCTTTAGATACTAATGCAGCTTTTAGACTTAACTTTGTTGGAGGTTGGACACATTCTTCTCTTGGTGTACAAGCTAATGGAACAACAGGGTATGCTGATACATTTTTTGTACCTTCAGCACATCTTACAGCTACTACGGGTATGATGGGTGTATATACAAGTACAGCAACATCTTCTCCAGGTACTGCATTTGGAGTAGTAGATAGTGTTGTTGAAGGATATGCGTTACTAATAAAATTTTCAGGGGATAACAATTGTTATTGGTCAGTTCACGATAATCTTTCACAAGGTTTATTTGCAAATAATAACTCATTAAAAGGGTTATGGTCTATTGGAGTCAATGCAGCAAATACAGCACAAAAAGTTATTTATAAAGACAGTACACTTATAACAACAATTGCAAGAAGTACAAATGCTGTTCCAACAAGTAGTATGGTTTTTTCTGCAAGAAAAGTTAGTCCGTCAACTATTACTAACTACGATAACCGACAATATAGTTTATTTTATATAGCAAATTCTAATTTAACATCTACTGAAATGGCAAACTTTTACAATGTTATACAAGCATATCAAACACTATTAAATAGACAAGCATAATAAAAATGTTGGGTGGTATCTTAGACGAAGAAGAACTAAAATACCTTACAGGTAAATATTATATAGATGGGCATATTTTTACTCCATTACGTATGACAAATGGAACTTGGATATTACCTTTGTATCAAATACATTATAACGAAAACATAGATTGCTGGTGGGTTAAATATTTAACTATAACTGAATATAAATAAACATGAAAACATTACTATTACAAGTAGATCAAACGGTTTTAACAAATCTTACAAACTATGGAGTTTTAGGCATTTTTGCTATTTTGATGATTGGCGTTATTTACTTTATGGGCAAACAGTTTTTTGTCTGGCATAAAAAAAACGAAGCAAGAATACAGGAACTTGAAAAAAGACTAGAAGAGTATCTTGTAGAAGATCGAACAAAACTAATGGAAACTGTTGCATCAAATAATCATGTCATTGAAAACAATACATCAATGATGAAAAAGCTTCTTAACCTTGTTGAAAAACTTGAAAAATAATATGTTCAACTTCCTTAAAGAAAGCACAGACTATAGTTCAATGCGCGTTACATTATTACTTGGAACGCTTTGCATTTGTCTATTGTCATTGGGTATTTTTATTTACCTAATTATTCATGCAGTTAAATGCTCTTCACTTGACTGGTCTGGTATGTCAATCTTCTTGACATCTATAGCAGCGTTTGCCGGAACCTTGTTGTATGGAAAAGTGCAACAGAAAAAAGTAGAAAAATCAAATATTGATAATCAAAACATAGAACAAAATGGCCAGAATGTTTAACTCAAATAAAGTACGTTCTTTCTTTCAAAAGAAAAAACAAATACTTGTAGATGCTTGCTGCGATACAGAAACTTGTTGTGATGCAGTAACTGGAACACCTTGTGGATTTAATATTTATTTCACAGATAAATTATATACCACTAGAACTGAAATCACAACAATTCAAGCACCATTTATAGGTTATGTATCATCTGCCCCTGGATTATTACCTATTAATTTTGAAATATATGCACAGGCATCTTCACTAGATATTAGCAATATAAATGTTACCAATGTCAATAGTGGACCTTCATTGACAACATTACCAGCAACACCATATACATTAGCAGCTAATAGTTATGGTGTTTTAGCAGGAATTGTAAATAATTCTCCAGCAGGTGGTACTTGGGTATTGGGACAATCTTATAATTACATAATTACATTCACAATTACATGTGGTGCAATTGTTCAAAATGCAACCATAAACTTAACAATTAAAGCATAATGGCACTATTCACAAAAAATCCAAACAGTTATGGTCTTATAGGTAAGAACATGAAACTATATGCAGCATGCTGCACTGATACAGATGCTTGCTGTGTACCAAAAACATCACCAAAACCAGATCCAAAAGATCCACCAAAAGATTCAAAAAGATAATGAGTAATGTCATAGACATTGCCGGATATAAAATAAATGCCCAATCAAACATTATTCTTGATGGCACTAAACCAGTCAACAAAAGATATTATCGATCTTCTTTGTTGCCTGAGAACATATCTTGCTATGATGACCACATGTGTAAGTTTCAAAACGTAGAGTTGTTTCAGCCGGTAATCTATGACCTTGACAACCCTATGCCAAAATACAATCGCGCGTGGGAAGTTTATGACAATCCAAATATTAAAAAGAAAAAACTGATACGTATTAACTTTCCAAGACACTACATGGAATGGTGGTACGAACAACGCAGAAGATGTATCGAAGGCTATACCATTGGTGGAGTTCATCTTACTGGAGCAAACTATTGGTATTTAAACTTTTGGCGCATTAAGACTAAAGAAAAAGGTGCTGGTCTTATACCGCCAAGGTTTGTTGATATGGACAAAGAGTTCTTTGATTTACTGGAACAGGCTAAATTAAATGATAAAAATCTACTTTGTCTTAAGCGACGTCAGATTGGTTTTACCGAAAAAATGGCAGCATTATGCGCTCTTGAAGCTTTGCTATATCCATCTTCGCAGACATTGATAGTAGCCGGTCTTGATGACTATGCTACTAACTGTTTTAATAAAGTTGTTATGGGTATAGATGCCTTGTCGCCATACTCACAGGAGCAATCAGGCAGAGAGTTTTTCAAACGCAAGCTAAAAGATATTCCTCAGTACGTTAAGTTTGGCTTTGAAGCAACAAGTGTACAGAAAGGATATCTGTCAGAAATATTTGCCATAACTACTAAAGATAATGCACAGGCCGCATCAGGTAAATCTCCAACCTTAGTGTTTATGGAGGAAGCTGGTATCAATCCACTTTTAAAAAGAGTGTACAATATGATACAACCCTCTATTGAAGAAAATGGAAAGCAGAACGGCCGTATAAATGTCATAGTTGGTACCGGTGGTGAAATGAGAAAAGGTGTTGCTGATTTAATGGATATGTTTTATAAGCCAGACAAGTATAATCTTTTGGCAGTACAAAACACTTATGAGCCTGGTGCAGAAAATACAAGATGTTGCCCATTCTTTCCTGCATGGTATTTTTATGTTATGGACAATGATGGCAATAGTTATAAAGAACCATCACTAGAACTTATTAAGCAGAAACGAAAGAAGATTGGTAACAACAAAAAAGATTTGCACGAAAACAAAACACAGATGCCATTGACTCCTACAGAGGCATTTAGTTCATCTGGTTTGTCACCATTTAATACTGAAAAACTAGAAAGGCAACTACAAAAGTTATTATCAGAAGAATGGGAAGAAAAGTTACAGCAGGGAAAGTTTGAAGAGATAGTAGAACATGGCAAAATAGTTGGGGTGCGCTGGATTGCGGCGCCAATGGGTATGGAAGATGCGTTAGATCATGAAGGAGATTTTATGTACCCATTTATTATAATTGAACATCCTGATAGGCCCGAATACGTAAGTTCTATTGGATATGAATACTACACTGGTTCTGGAAATATCCAAGGTTTGTATGGTGCTGGCACCGACTCTTATGATAAAGATGAAGCAAATGCATCAGACTCAGAGGGTTCATTTGTTGTGATGAAAGGATATCATTCTTCAAACAAAACATCAATGATGCCTGTTGCCAGATTAACCTGGAGGCCTGTAAAGAAAGAAAAGTTTTATAAGCAGACAGCATTGGCTTGTATGTACTATGGTGATTGTGAAAACTTGATAGAGTGGTCTAATATTGCTATCTTTGACTGGTACAAAAATAATGACTTTGACCACTTGTTAAAAGAAAGACCTGAAATAGCTTATGCTACAGTAAAGGATAGTAAAGTAAATAATAGATTTGGTGTTGACCCTAATACTAAACCAGTATGGATTGAACACTTTTCATCTTATGTAGAAGATTATGCGGACAATATATATGACCTTGTAATGGTTCAAAAACTAAGAGACTTTCGTTCTAGAGATCATAACTGCGACATTACCATATCAGTTATGTTAGCATACGAAGGTATACTAGATGACATAAAAAAAGGTTATGATAAGGTGGTAGAATCAACAAATAGTGTTATGTTTACAGGATATATGAAAAGAAACGGCAGATTACAAAGAGTATGATATACGGAGAGTTTTATCCAGTGCCCTTAGAAAGCTTACCAAAAGACGAGCAGGAAAAATATGCTAAGTCTTTAATGGACAGCTATATAGAGCAGAATCACAGGGATGGTGGACTTCAAATGAATGTACCACTTGAAAGCACTTCTGTCCGTTCTCGCATGGACAAAATAACCTATTGTCGCGCTCTTTGGAATAACGAACTTGATGATGCAAGGTTTGGTTATCTCTACAATAAGATAGACAAACAAATACATGATAGTCAATCTGGAATAGATGACATTATTACTCTTGAGATGCCTGCCCGGGTGCGTAACATTCCAATAGTAAGGCCAAAACTTCAAGCACTTATATCTGAAGAAATGTCAAGACCTGTTGTTACAAAAGTAATTGGAATGACAGATGAAATAGTTGGAAAGAAACTAGAAAATATTAAAAATGACATTTTAGATAAGCAACTACAAAAAATAAAACAGAATCAACTTATAAATGCAACTAATCAAGCTTTGATTCAGATGCAACAGCAAATGATGCAGCAGATGGCGCAAGACCCACAAGCGCAACAGATGATTATTCAGATGCAAGTTGAGTTAGAGCATTTACAAAATTTATTACAAAATGATATTGTAATAACAAACGAAGAGGTAAGAAGAATCAGAGAATATTACCAGTACTCTCATAAAGAGTTTGAAGAAAAACTTTGTTCACAAGCATTAGAAGAGTTTATTGATAGCAAAAGATTGCGACATCTAATGAACAACTTCTTTGAGGAAATGATGATTACTGGTGAGCCTATTTGGTATTGTGATTGGGAACCTGGATTAGCTGAACCCGAAGTAAGATTGATAAGACCAGAATATCTTTGGTATCAAGCAAACGAAGCGGCAAAGTATTTACACGAACTAGACTGGATAGTAGAATATAGTCCAATGTCAATAGGACAAGTTATTCAATATTACGGAGCAGACATAACAGAAGAAAACTTAGAAACACTAAGAAGCGAGTTTCCAATGTTTTCACAAGACGCGTGGTACAGAACAAATCTTACAAACTTTCCTGATGGCAGTCCATCTGGTTGGTATAGCGGTAATGATTATTTGTACTCACACCAAGTAGACACATATAAAGTTAACTGGAAAGAACAAGTTGAAGTTTATGCATTGTATTCAGAAAACAAAAACGACACACCCTACTTCTCGGAGAAGCCGCCTTTCGTTAAATTCCTCACGCCGGAAGAGTATCAAGATCTTACTTCCACAGAATCAAAAAGAAAGCGTCTTGAAAAGAAAGGACAGAAAATCCTTAAAGCATATCGTGTTGATAGATGGTCAGGTGTCCGAATAGGAACAATGACTTACATTAAAATCAAAAAACATGATTTTCAATATCGCACTCATGACAGGCTTTCAGACATTGCGCTGCCATACATAGGATTTGCTAACAACAGATTCTATAAAGCATATTCTCCGCTATGGGAAACTAAAGACATTCAGGAACTTTACAACATATTACATTACCAAGAAGAACTTCTGATTGCTCTATCTGGTGTAAAAGGTATTATCTATGATCTATCGCAAATGCCAAGCGGTATGACACCACAAGAGGTAATGTACTACATGAAGCAAGGTCTTGGTTTGATTGAAACTGTTAAGCCAAATGGTAAAGCGGTACGCACTTCATTTAATCAGTTTGCCACATACGATATGACTGTATCTCCGGCAATACAATCAATAATGATGATTAAGGAATCTCTTAATACATTAGCTGGTGAGATTACTGGAGTAACAAGACAAAAGACAGGACAGGTATTGGCATCGGACCAAGTAGGTACATCTCAAATGGCATTGGCACAATCTAATGTTGTTACCGAGTATTACTTTATGAAAACCGATGAACTTAATGAACTTTTATTTACAAGACTTTGTAATATCTTTCCATACGCATATGCAGAAGGTAAGCGCGGAATGTATGTAGTAGGCAAAGAAAGACAGGAGATACTCAACATACAAAAAGACCAGTTGAAAGGTGAGTTTAGATCTATAGTAAACTCTGGCAGCAAAGAAAGAGAAATAATGCGTACGGCAAAGCAGATGGCTCAAATGAAGTTTCAACAAGGACAGATAGGAGCATCTGATTTTCTTGATTTGCTAGATACTGATACAATGTTTGAAATGCGTAAACTATTAAAAGATGCCGAACAACGTGTGTTAGAAACCAGTCAAAAGATGCAAAGCGATTCTGTAGAGCAACAGAAACAAGCGCAAATAGAAGTAGAGCAAATGAAAATGCAGATGCAGCAACAAATAGCACAAATGTCTAGTCAAGTTGAAGGCCAACTACTGCAACTTAAAGGACAAATAGACTTGCAGAAAGAGCAAATGAAAATACAAAATGCACAAACTCAGTTACAAGTACAACAGCAAGCCGACCAACAAAAATTAGAAATAGAACAAGAAAAAATAGAAAATGAGAAACAAGTTGAGTTAGCTTATCTTAACTTTGCATATACAGAACTCGAGGTTAATGCGACGAACCAACGAGCACAGATGCTGATTAATAGAGCAAAGACAGCATTGGAAATGAAATCGTCCGCTAAAAAAGAACGTGTAAAAGACTAGAAACATGGAAAACGAAAACAACTTTGTAGACACATCGAGTGCAGATTTTGCCACTCAGTTTAAAGCTCCTGATATGGATTTTCAGGATGACTTTTATGGTGATGAAGGATTACAAGAACAAGATGATGTTCAAGAAAAATTTGATGAGTTTGATAATCCAATAGAAAATGATGATGATGATTATCAAAACAACAATAATGATAATGACTCAAATGACACTACCGGTAATCCAGTATTAGATTCTTATTTGCAATGGGCCGTAGAAAAAAACATTGATGTAAGAAATCAAAACATTGATGTAGAAAACTTTGATGCCGAAACAATGGATAAGTTGGTAGGAGAATACTACATCCAAAAGAAACTTGGTGGTGTAGACCCTCGTATAGCTGAACTATCCGAACAGGGCATAAGTCTTGATGAATATATGCAGCACAAAAACTATTTGCTTAGTATTGCCAATCAAGATCCAGTTCAACTTTATAAAGCATCAATGTATGACCATTTGCTTAAATCGGAATCACAATTAGGTTCTATTAATGTAGACCAGTATGGAAATCCAGATGAAGCAAGTATGAAATACCTTGTAAATGAGGTAGAGCGTAGAATACAAAGTATGAATCCTGATGCTATTAAGCAAAGAGGACAACAGATTCAACAATCTTACATGCAGGAAATCAATAAACTTCCTGACAACTTAATTCAGCAACAACAACAGAAATATATATCCGAACTTCAGAGGTATAATACCGAAGTCGAAGAGCTTACAAGTTTATTTAAAGATAGGCTTTCAAAAAGTGATAATCTTGTCATAGACTTCTCAGGCCAAGCCGAGAAAGATGATTTTATCAATTACATGAAACAAAATCTTGAAATACACAATTATCAAGGACAACAGGTGGTGCCCCTGTTGCACCGATTGCAAAACGACGCTGAATATTTGGCTACTACTATGAGGTTGCTGCACATGCACGATAAAGGTTATTTCACAGACTTGAAAAATATGGAGCGCAACGCTGCATTCAAAAAGTTAAGTGTTACGCCAGTATTGAGCAAAAATTCAAAACAACAATCAACGGGCGGACCTGGAAAGTATGTAGATACATCCGACCCGAATTATCTTAAAAAGTTTAAACGCTAAAAAAAATGGGACTTGAAAAGTTTGGCGTACCCGGCCGCGTTGTTGTAGGTAATCCGCGTGATTTGACTAACTTCAAGATGACGGACTACAATAACCTCCGCAATATCGCCGCAGTTCGCCCTGATGTTATTCAGGGTCTATTCAAACACTTTTCTGAAAGAACCGGTATGATTACCGAACTTCTTTATTACATGAAAAGTAACTATGACCCAACTGTAGAAAGATTTAAGCAACAGAACTTTGGCCAGCAAAAATCAGCTTGGGCAAAGAACTTCAAAATGCTTAACAATCTTGAATACGCTTGGTGTTCTCCTGCACCTTCAGGATGGGTGTATCGTATTACGACTGCTCCTGACGATGACAATGGTTTTGTTGGTCGTTACCACCGAGAGTTTTACTTTAACGTAAACAAACAACTTGGTGACAAAGATGATGTATTATTGCTTGCCGATGGTACTACACAAATCATCATTACCAAACAACCAGAAGCACAAGCTGATGGAACACTTCGCATTCGTGCAAGACTTCTTACTAAAGAAGGAGAATGGGGTCAAGCTATTCCTGCATACTTACTTGAAGTAGGTCAAGAGGTTTCTCCTCCATTGTACAACATGAAGCCTGAGGCATCTGAGCATGGTAGCAAAAGCCGTGTATCTTTTGGTGAATGGCATCGTGGTTGGATGACAACTATGCGTTGGGAATGGAACATCACAGGTCATGCTGCTCACGTAAAAACCGATAAATCTCCAATGGGTATCGTTTACACAAACGACAAAGGAGAAATCGAAAATTACTGGACAGAAACCTGGAGATACCAAATGTGGAAGAATGCTTATGAGCATATGGACAATCAGTTGTTCTGGGGTATGTCATACACCGACAATGAAGGTCGTTTCCAAAAAGATGAGCGTGGCTACCGCTACTACTCTGGTATGGGTATCTATCATCAGGCAAATCGCCGCTTGAAGCGCGAGTATGTCAAGATGAATGACTTCTCTATCCTTGATGACCTTATCAAAGGCATGTACAATGACTCAATCGAAACTGGTGTTAAGCCTGAGATTTTCCTTTGTGCTGGTCTTGAACTAAGAACTGATATTGACCGTTTGATTCGTAATGAGTTCAAAGGTTCTCCTGAGGTTCTTTACTTTGATGGCAAAGGTAACTATCAAGCTGGTGGTACTGGTAATGAAACTATGGGTATTCGTTCTAACTTCCGTTACTACGAAACTCCTGCAGGTAAAATCATTGTATCAGACTGTCCATATTTTGACCGTAAAGGTATGCCAAGCGTACGTACAAGCGAAGGTAATCGTGAGCAATCTCATCGTGGTATTTTGATTAACCTTGCTAAAATGCGTGGTGGTCAAGATGCAATGACTATGGTTACTCTACAAGGCCGTCAAAATGTTGTTGGTAAAGTACACGGTATGTCAGATCCTGGCCCCGGTGGTGCATTAACAACTACAGCTGACGTACAAGGTGAGCACATGCTTACAATGCAGGGTATTGCTTTGCACAACCCTAACTGTATGGCAGAGCTTAAACTTGCTCGCGGTCGTCGATAGTATTTATTAACTTAAAAGTGAAACAGATTATGAACAATACAATTTTTTATCCAAAACAACACGAAGAACTTTTGAGAAAGGCAGGACTTCTTGGAACTGGCTATCTTGAAGTAAGGGCGGTACAAAAGTACAAAACAGTAAATGTTAGTGAAGATGGCATTACTTTTCGTGAAGAGAAAAGACCTGAAATAGATGACATAGCAACAGGCAATACATCACCAGTTTTTGACAGTTCTGGTTTGATTGCTGGCTATTGGGCAAATGGTCTTACATCAGAAGAAAAGAGAATCATCAACGAGGAGTGTGGTGTTCCATTCTTTTACTTGAATGAACCAACAAATCCACTAACAGGAAAACCGTATCATCCCGACACAGTTCTTTCATTAAACGAAGGGCAACTTTTTAATCTTTCTAATCCACGCGATGTAGCTTATGTGCGTGTTCTTTTTGAGGTTGTATCTACAATCGGCAAAGACAAACAAGAAGCTTTAGATCATGGAGCATTCTTTTATTTCTTTTCTAAAGAAGAAGAGAAGCAAGAGAAAGAGAAAGAAATCAAAAAGAGAAAAGGTGCTGCTGCACTCATTGACAAACTTAGCAAAAAACAGAAACGTGACTGTGTAAGAATACTTATTCTTGATGGTGACTACCCTGCCGATCCTTATATCAATGAGGATATAGCTGAGGAAATCTTTGATGAGGTTGCATTCTCTATGCCTTACGAAGTGTTACGTGCTCATGATACCGAAAAGAAAGAAAACTATATTTGTGCAAAAGCATTGATACATTCAGGCCATATTGAAGCAAATAGTATTGACGGTCCATATTTTAAAAACCCAACGGTTTATGGACAAAAAACACATCTTGCTGATAGTTTTAGCGAACTGATGGTTAAAATAGATACGCATTTTGACTTGATGAAAGCTTATAGAGAACTTGAAGGTATTGTTGTTGGCGAGAACAGAATCGAAAAAGAAAGATATGTTCGTGACGCTGCATCTGTATCGTTTCTTTCCAAACATGGACTTTATGAAAAAGGAGAACAGTCTAATGTTGTAACTGCAACAAAAAAGCAAGTTCCGGCAAACTTAAAGTTTATGAACCTAAAGCAGTTGATTGACTACATGGATGGTGAAAATATTGTTCATGATTTTACAGAAAACTCAAACCTTAAGGAAGCAAAGGAATATCTGACTAACTATATTGAGAATCAATAATGGTACCAGTAGTTGAAGTATATAAGGCGGTACTTGCTGAACTAAAGCATTACAATACCACTAGTATGACACCCGATGAGTTTAACTATCACATCTGGATAGCTACGCTCGAATATGTCAAGAATAGGTATTGGGCACACGAACAGCATCAAAAACAGATAGACGATTTATCTGTCATAAAGGTTGTAACTGATGGTATTGCTGGATTTCCTGCGCCATTAGTAAATCTTGGTCCTGCTGTTGCCGGTCAGGAATATGTACAACTTCCTGCTAACTATCTTCACCTACTGGCTGTATCTGTCAAAGTAAAGTATAAAAATCAACCTTGCGAAGTTGATAATACTATATCCGGGTATATTTCTGCTACTCACTTGAAAGATGATTTTAGATTTACCATTGAAGATGACTACTACAAGAAGCCGTCTGCCGAATGGCCAAATCTATACTACGATCAAAGAGGAAACAGACTTACATTTAGATGCGGAGACAGTATAGTTCAAGATGTAAAAATTGCATATTTACGATTGCCACAGCGTATATTTTTTGATGTAACAAATCAAAACAATGTAGACTCAGAGTTTGCATGGCCTCAAACGCTAGAAATTGTAAAGCACTGTGTAATCTCTTATCTTGAAACCATTAAAGACCCAAGAGTTCAGTCAATGCTTCCGATAACTGAAAGAAATTTTTTACAAACACCCCCGCCTAACGTACCAACGTAGCGGTAAATAATTTAATAACATGCAAAGTAATGCTCAAAAACTTTGGATTCCGAATCCAAACGCAGGTACACTAGTGGATGTTGAAGCACTACAGGGGCCTGATTTTGCAAATGAAGTGCGTATTGTAGACCAAATCTCAATACTATCTACATCTGTAACACGTTGCCAAAAGGTTTGTGCATCACCATGTGAAGAAAACATCTGGACTATTGAGTTTGGTGATGTTGACTTTGGTGATTGCAATTCTTGCGGCAAATCAGTAGGATTTACTCTGTTGCTTAACAGAAATCCTGATTTTGACAATCAAACGTATTTTGAATACAACCAACGTAAACAATATGTTTACCAAGGTAATCTTTCTGGTACAGTTACTGGTATTCAGTTAGCTCAATGGTTTTACACTTACATTACAGACCTACAAAATCAAAATGATCAACACGATCAGTTTTTGGTTGAAGCATCTGTAAGTGGTAACACATTGACACTAACATTTCCATGTAGTGGACTTATTGCTTACAGTTTGATTGGTATCTATCAACTACCAAACAACAATCTTACTACTGCAGAAACTCCAGTATTTACTGAAACACAAGAAGCAGTAGAAGCTGTATTAAGTCGCGAAAAACTACTTCAGCAGTTTCCACAAGAAATCGGTCACGTATTTGGAGAAGCTCCGCGCGACCAATGGATGTGGTGCCAGACTGTTTGCGTTATTACACTGAAAGGTTGTATTGATGCTTGCAGTAGTTTCTTCGACAATCAGAATAGTGGTCACTTACATACCGGCGCAACTCCATTTGATTTGTTGCTTTATGTAGATAGTTCTGCTCCTGGTTTTGCTGATTTTATTGATGCATTGAATACATTGTTCCCTAATGCTTGTGATCTTGATGCTCTTCCAGGTTTCCAATCTGGTGTACAAGGTGACATAACTGCTGGAATTGATATTACACCTATTGTTGATAATATTGATGCAATCAATGGAACACTTATTAATGTTACCATTGGATCATTATCATTTAGTGTAACAGCTACAAGTGGAACAGACTTAGCTACACAAATCAATGGTTTGTTTGCTCCGGCAACACCAGCTACGTATTCTGCGCCAGATATAACATTTGGTGCGCCTCTATCTAGTTTTGGTTCAACAGCTGTTATAAGCATTGTATCTGATCCAGTTAACTACGTAGGAGAGTAATGACGATACTGAGCGAGACCTTGTTCTTTTCTGTCTTAGTTTCGCTTTTTACACAGGGTTTGAGTGCCGCTGCTAACAGTGGCGGCATTCTATACCCGATTAAAGCGTGGATGGAAAATATATCTAGGTCAAAAAAACTAGACAACAGAAAGATAGAAATATCTGGTTACAAGGAAAATAGAAGACGACAATACCAATCTTCAGAGTGGATTAACCCGGCATTGCAAAAGCTTGAACTATTACATCTTTACCGCAATCTCTGGCATAAGCCATTGCTAACATGTATGGTATGTATGTCTTCTTTTTATGGAACATTGATTTACTGGATTGTATATAACCAGTACCCATTATATATTTGGATTCTAGGTATTCCAATATCATCAGCAATAACTGTATTAACCCATAAACTACGAACATGAGTTTTCAAAGCCTTGAAGCAGTAACATCAAGATTGATGAATGACTTGATTGCTGTTTATGACGATACAAGATTAAACAGAAAAATGATACGCGATAAAGTACTTGTTGCAAGAGCAAATATTTTATCTAAGTATCTTCGTCAAAATCTTGGTTCTATTGCGGGTCAATACTATAATCAGTGTTGCTTTGAGGTAAATTGTGAACCTGTATGCCCGGGTGCTCCTGTAACTGTTATCAGAGGAAAGATACCAGAACTTCTAGCTCAATTAGGCAGGAGAGCATTAAAGTATCTTGGTACCGTAGATGGTAAACATCCTTTTGAATGGCGCGATGAATCAAGCACAGAGTTTGTAAGTTATGCTCAGTTTGGTTGTGATAAAAAGAATCCATATTTTGTTCTTACTGGACAAAAAGCTGATGTGTATGATTTGCCAACAGTTGACACAAAAATGCTTATGGTTAAAGGAATCTTTGCAGACCCATTTGCTTGTGGTTGTCCTGAAGATGATGTGTTTGTGCCGGCAGATCACATAGATGAAATAGAACAACAAATCAAAGTAGATTTATCGACATTCTTGATACAAAGAAGAATCGATAAAATGAACAATACAAATAGCGATAACTAATGCCAGGAATACAAAAAAACTTAAAGTACAATGACTTGTACGTTGAAGCACAAAAAAACTATGTGACTGTAGATCCGTTTGGTAAAAGGTATATCATTTATCAAGGCATGCAGTTTAAGTTTGATTCATACGAAGACATAGAAGTTGGATGCGGTTGCGGTGGAGTTCCAAAAGAAGTTCTTAGGCATTACAACATTAATGCATTTGCTACTTGCGAAGAAGGAAAATACTTATGGCCTACTGCAAAAGGTTCTTTTTTAATGCTTGTAGTAACGTCAAAACATTTTATAGAAACTGATTCTTTAAAATATCCACCTGTAAAAAGTGCATACGAAGACGAAACATCAGGAAAGGATGTAGATTTATTTACACCACCATGGAAAAGATCAATACCGAGAGAGGGGGGACTGTGGTATACAGACCCTTGGGAATCACAAAAAGGAAGTTAATACAAAGAAAAAGAGCCTATAGAAATCATGGGACAAACTATTTTATAAGAAAGAAAAGATACAGACTAAACAGAAAAATAGATAACTTTGATAACATAAACTATAGGATATTCTTTGACGAAAACAACTGGGATTATGACGAAAAAAGAAACCTACACAGAGCAGTACGCATTGGAAAGTTAGGTAGATTTATGAAGCGAAAATGGCTGCCAGATACAGATACACAGCCAAAGGGAATGTTTGAAAGAAAAAAGAAAAAGTTTGTAATGTACTTGGCTGATTTGTTGATAAAGTTGCTGATTGATGACATGATAGAAACTG